TTCTTGACTTCCTTGATGGTTTTTATCCCCGTAAAGTTCCATCCAACCAACATAATAATTTCTAATTCTATCGTACATGTTTAAAGGAAATTTTGGTCCCAAAGGTCGACCAAACCTATGTGTCCATTGTAAAAAAGGCAAACACAGTGCTCGACCGCCATTTATTCTAAATTTCTCTTGAAGATACCACTCTTCTCCACCGAATCCCCTAAATTTAGGGTTGAAGCCAACCCAATGTTCTTTTTTACAAGAAAACAAACCACCACCCTGCATGGGGATTTCAAAAGGAGCTCCTGTTTCAAACAATTCTTTTGCAAAGCCCCATTGACCAAACATGTTATTGCTCCATCTCGGATCAAAATGTGTGGAGTAGTTTATCCCGTCGTCGTGCATTAATGGTCCTTGAAGTAAATCTTTGGTGTTTGGAAATAAAGAATAGTAATCAAGAAGTTTCTGTAAAACTCCTGGAGGTAAAAGAACATGGCAGTCTAAACATAAAACATACTCTGTTTGCGCTTCAGTAAACACTAGATCTTTAACGAAATTGCTTTTATATTTAGTGAAGGGTATGTATCGACCGTTAGGGACAGATTTATCGAGATATGCCTTAACTGCTTGACCACTTACTTCTGAAGGGTTATTATCGATTACAAGAAACTCTATGTCGTTTATTGTTTCTGGGTGATACAGTTTTATAGCCTGTATTGTAAAGTAAACTCCGTCAAAATCATCATAGGTAGCCATACCTACAGTTAATTTCTTCATTTAATGAACTCCTAGTAATAAACCATTCGTTTATGTCTATACCCATCAAATGTTTCCTCGTAGTCGGAAGCCAACTGGACAAAGCCACCTTGGCGAAATCGTAAAACTGCTTGAGTCATGGAGTCAACTAAGTCATCATGGTCTCCGTTTGGAAAAGAAGCACACTCTTCTACAACTTCCGTCGCCCAAGCGAGATCAGGTTTCCAAACCATACCTGACTCAAAAAGAGGTGTACATGCATTTACTCGAGCAACCTTATCTGATCCTTTGCTCGGTGTAAAGTTCTGCACAGGAACACCAATCCGCCTAAGTTCTTGTGTCAAAGGTGTTCCACTTCCTTTAGCCTCAATAATAACGGTGTCTGGGTCCCAATGCTCGTAAAGTTCTAATGCTTTGCGTTTTAAATCAGGGAACTCTAGACGATCTTTCACGGAATCTAAAAGAATTAAATGCGCTACTTCTCCCGAATAAAGATGCTCTCCGATCCTTCCGTGAGGGTAAAAAACACCCCAAGTCGTGATTGCCGAATAGTCGGCGGTTTCTGACTTTAAAAATGCCGTGTCGTAGCTTTGTATGATGTACTCACACTCGGGTGGCTTTTTCTCTGCCCAAGTTTTCCACCAATCTCGTTTAATTAACGCACCTTCTTCAGAAGTCGGTGTTTGCATATATTGAGCAAACCATTTCGGTCCATTACCCAGTGCTGCTTTAATTGACTCGAGTTCTTCTATTTTCCAATATTCTGGCCAAACTGCTTCTCCACTAGGCAGTATGGCTGGTAGCTCAATTACTTTCCATTGATCGTTTTTAGAACCTTTAGACATGTCTTTGACTAATCTACCTGTTAAGTCTTTAACTGACCAACGAGTCATAACCACTACTATAGCTCCTCCAGGCTGTAGCCTTTGCCTTGGTCCAGAGGTGTACCACTCATACGCTTCATCCAGAGCAGTTTTTGACATAGCGTCTTGCTCTGAGTGTGGATCATCAATAATAAACAGATCGGCACCACGTCCAGCGATCGCACCTCCTGTACCCACCGCATAATACTCCCCTCGCACTGTCGGTTCGTTCTCTTTCATCGTTTCCCACTTTCCTGCTGCTTTTGAGTCTGGGTTTAGCATTGTGTTGGGAAAAATACGTTTATACACTTCAGATTGAATTAAATCCCTTACTTTACGACCAAAACGAACTGCAAGGTCAGAGGTGTGAGTTGCTTGTATGATTTTAAGTGCAGGATTGCGCCCTATTAGGTACGCTGGGAGTAAAAAGCTCGCAAACTCACTTTTTGTATGTCTTGGAGGCATATTGATGATTAATCGCTTTAATTTGCCTGTGGCTATATCGTCAAAGGCTTCTGCGACTATTTTATGATGGTGACCTTCGATGAAGCTTGGCCACTGGCTCTTAACAAACGATAAAAATTCATTTTGAGCACCTTCGACTTCAGAAATCTCATGGTAGCGTTGGCTCAGCTCGAAATACTCTTTTAGAGTTTCTTCGGGGAGGTTAGTTAGTTTTTGAGCCATTTTTTAATTGAATATCAATAATTTTACTGTCTGGCAACGCTCCACCAGTCATTTGGTAAATTTGGTTTAATCGTTCAATAACCTCTTGTTTACTCATCTGTTCGACTTGATTAATGACTAATTCCGACTTATTTACATACAACCCTGCTGCTTTACCTCTTGCAACCTCAGCAGAAACTGCCGAAGAATATGAACCATTTTGTAGAGCTTGGTCGCGAATATCTTTTAGATCGGTTAAGTGTGTAGCCAAACTGACCGAAGCCCTGTCGGCACCTCGTTTTTGAAGTTCTTCTATTCGTGCTTGTATTTTAGGATGGTTCTTACCACTCATCATAATTCCTGCACGACCTGCGTTTTTAGGTGAATACCCTGCTTCGATTGCTGCTTGTGTCTTGGACAACCCCTTAGCAACATTCTGGGCAAACTTTTCTTGTCTTTCGTTTAATTTAGTCATCTACTGTCCAATTAGGTTCTCCAGAATACCCCACCTCAAACTTCCCTTCCTTTTCCACTTTTAGCAGTTTTGCGACCTCTTCCTCTATCATTCCTGTGATTCTCTGTATGCCTTTTTGATTAGGTATAATAATTGCGTCTGTGAAGTGTCCTCCATCTGCAGATGTATATCTCCCTACTGCTATTGGTACACCGTCTATTTCATAATAGTTAATGCCAACAAAGCCCATGTCTCCTCCTTCGTAAGGAATTCCAGGATCTACCTCTTTATTGATTTTTCGACCGTGTTCACTAAGATAATATCTTTCAAAATCATCGATGTTTTGTAATTCACTGTCCGAAACCGAAATGCCTTTTGTAAACGATTCTTCAAATTGAGTGCCAGAACCTACAGTGAAGTCTTTTTGTGGAACAAAACCCTCGAAATCGTATTCGGCTATGATGTGAACTTCATCAGGCTTAAGACCGTAATTTTTAAAATGTTTTTGTCCCGTATGTCCTATGGTTTCTATCTCGATAATGTTGGCATCGTCTGCTAGATGTCGATGAATGGTTTCTTGACCAAAAGCCTGTTTCTGAGCGTTTTTCTTTAAATCTTTAAACGTATTTGTGACGTTAAAGTCGTCGTCGATTAATACTTTAATACTTGCTGGATTTTTTCCTGGCTTAATATCAAATTCATCAAGAAAAGGTATAGACTCGTCAAACCCTTTGTTAAAGTGTTCAGTGTCGAATAAATGTTCCTGTCTCGCTAAACGAACAGCATCTTTGTCTGGGTATCTTTCATACTGTGCAAGATATTCTTCATAATCTGGACCGTCTCTTACAATAAATTCTTCAAGCGAATTAGATAATTTGTCTCTGATATTAGGTCTACTTAAATTTGGTCCCATCATTTCGATAAAAGACTTTCCTGCTGCTGCAGGAGCTACAGGTGCTTTGCTTCCATACTTTATCGTACTGGTGAGTGGGCGAGGTAGACTTGCCAGCCCAGCCCCTATGGCACCTGTTTTAAGTATATTTCTTCGAGTTTGGTCTATTTTTGGAGTCTGTTGGTTAGGCAAAGTCGGTGGCACATCTGTTTTAGGTACGAAACGACTAAAACCCATTAGCCCTGCTGCTCCAGCAAGGGGTAGTCCTGCTCTTCGAGCATAATAACCAAAATCTTTTGGCTGATTCTCTGGTTCTTCTTTTATTGCTTTTAAATTGTCCGTGAATGCTGTTGTCGCTTCTGTTCCCATTGCTGCATAGGGCAAAGACATTGAACCCATTGTTTTTGTAAATGCTGGAAGGGAAGTGATCCCTAATGCTGCGTCTAAAGTACCTAACCCCTGAGTCATGCCTTCAAACATGCCCATTGGCTCTAATCCAGCTTCTTGTCGCAGTTCAGTCATTCGCTGAAACTCTTCAGGGTTCTTACCAATCAATTCTCTAACTCGATAACGAGGAACTCCTGAGTTAATTAGCTGTTTACGAAGCTGTTCGCGAAGATGCCACCATTTAGGCTCTATTTCTTCTAGCGGTCGATATTCTTTTTCTTCTTCACTGGCATAAGGAATGATTTGTCCATCAGGTGTTTCTAGAAAACGAGCATCCCTAAGATTCGACAGTGATTCGTCGATTGTTTCTTGTAGAGGTCTCAAAGCCATTAAATTAAGTACCTTTTATCAGAATATAGGGGACTGGTAATAGGTCCACCGCTATTTTTAGCGGTTTCGGGGTAATTTTCAAGGTAAAATTCACCAATTACACTATTTGCTCTATTGACCGTTGCGTCGTCAGGGACTTCACGATAATGATAGTTCATATACAAGTCTTGTTGTGCTTGTGGGTCAAAATTAGTGCCAATACGGTGAAACAGCTCATCCGAACCAACGGAAGTTCGTTTTTCGTTAATTGGAGCACCAAAAGCATGTGCTAAAAACATTAGACCAGCTTGATCGTCGTCCCATTCGAGCGCATTGTCTGGAATGTTGGCTACATAGTCTTCGGCTGTATGCATTCGTTTTGCTCTATTTTTAGCCGTGGGAATGCTGTCTTTTATAAACTGATAAAATCCTGCTCCTCCACTTTCAGCATTAACTTGAGTATTATCGTTACTGGACTCAATTTCCCTCACAACTTCCATATAGTCTAAAATATTGTCTATATAGGCTTGTTTATCGGGTATTTCATAGCCTTTTTCTTCTAATCGGGCTATCTGAGTGGTTAAAAAGTCAATTGATTGTTTCATCTTTTTACTAAACTTCCTCCAAAGTACATTCCAATGATTGCAGACACTAAATTCGTGTCTAATTGCGTAATAACAAGCCCTTGAAACGTAACCCATTCAAAAACTTCCCTTCCTTCTTTGAAAAACCAGAATCCAGGCATCCAATTGGTGTACCCTACTGTTACATCGACCTGTGGATAGAAGACTGCGACTAGTTTTGGCAGTAAAACGATGGCAAATATAGCAGTTAGGGCTATAATCCGCCTTGTCCAAGCGAAACCCTTGTCTTTTAAGCCATGGTCCAGCGACTGTTTCTTCGCTTTCATCTCAAACTCGCCTCTTGTGATCAAGAGCTTCTGTTCTTCTGCCTTGGCTTTACGACTTTGCGACCATATGCTTAACAAACTACTCAAAAGGGTAGAACCGAGCATGGTTATTATCTCAAATGGGAAGCCCACATTACTTCTTTTTTCTATAAGTCTTGGTGTATGCTTCGTTGATGTCCTTAGTCTTAGGATCGTCTGCCACGAACCTTCCTTTCTTTGTGCGGTTGCGAACAGTTTCTTCCTCATAGCTGAGAAAAGTCTTTTTGAACCAATTCGTTAGTCCGATTGCCATAATTTTTTCTCCGAAAAATTTTCTCCAATGATAACTGTTTTTTAACCAAGGAGTAAAGTCAAAAAAACTTGCTGCAAGAAATTTCGTGAATGTGCCTCAAAAACTTAGCCAAGGACAAAGCTATCACATCGTCTCCATAAAGGGGGAGGGGGGAGCGATCCCAGAGCCTAAAATTAAGGTACAATGACCTTGGTCTTTGCACCCTTCGCCATGGTGCTTGGTGAGTGGTGCTTGGTGCCAGCTGTGATTGGTGCAAGGTGCTTGGTGAATGAAGCAAGGACGATTCCCTTTCTCATTTACTTTCATGATCGTGGTGCGTGGTGCGTGGGCTGTAAAAAGATCGCGAGTGCCGAGTCCCTTTTACCAAGTACAAGCACCATGTACAAATAACCATATAACAACTACACAGAATATACCTTACAAGCACCATACACCATTTACATTCTTCTCGTCATCATTACCCTTTCGTTACTCATTTATTACCCAACTTCAACCAATACCCAACCAATAACCATGGGCAATAATCCACACATTAAGCAACACTTACCTTTCATGAAAAAGATATTCCCTTATTGGCTGAAACATGCATTTTCTAACAAAGTGAACCATCATTCTTTTCCAGTCATACTAATAGCGACAATAACCCTTAATAACACAGGGGTATACATAACCCCACTTATTGAGCGAAACCATCTGCAGAGCGAAATAAAGGAGTACAGGGTACAACGGCAACCCCTTTACAACACGAGTAAAGGAGATTATACACCTTTACTTAGATAATATGGGTATACTAAGCCCTTTGCCCTATGCCAAACGCCATTTACAGGCGATCTGGAGTGGGCATTTTTAGGGATAACAACGAAAAAAGACCCGTATTTGAATAATACGGGTCTTTATGGGGGATGGGGTTATTTAATTTTCGTTATACCAGTCAACCAATTCTTGAACCAGTTCTTCAGGGATGTCTTTAATAGCATCCTCTAGGCTACCATAAGTGTCAAATGTGTTTGACTTATGATTCAGCAGAATATAGTAGTTGGTGTTGTCCATCAACGAGTATGTACTACCAAACCATAGATCGTCCCCACGGTTACCAGCGTTATAGATTTGCTTTATATTTTTGATTATTATTTTATTCATAATTTTTCCTTATTTATAATTGATATTTAATTCTTCGTAAACGTCTTTCCAGAAAGCCTGTTTTTCGTCAGGGGTTTCTTCGCCATCCGCATAAAAATACACAGATTCACCGTTTTCAAAATAGACGGTGAACTGACCTTCTAACATTCCGTCGTTCCACCTATTATCAAAGCCGACCTGATCAACCATGTCAAGATTGTGCCTTTTGATTAAGTTCATTACACGCAATTTCCAGTTAGTGGCGTTGTGCTTTTTACCGTACATTTCCTTGCCGTCCGCCCAAGCCTTGGCGATCAATTTAGTGAACGCAGGTGCCTTATCCGCATTAAACTTAACGCGACAAAATCCACGATACCAGGGATTGTCCTTGAAGGGCACATATTTAATACCTGATGCGTCAAGCGATCTAGCCAAACTTTCTAAAGAAGGATGGTCGGGGTGAAACCGATTAAGCAAGATACAAAAGGTAGACATCCAATTAGGACCATGGCTATCGTAAGGTTCAATGCTGTGGGCAAACTCGTGCAACACGACCGCATATTGAAGTGCCCAAGAAGTGGGCAACATCATATTAACGATTGCCTTGCCGTCGATCATTCCTTGGCTCCAGCTGTGGGCTGATTTGTTATTTTTAACAAAACAAACACGGTTTTGAAAATATCGTTCCGTGCCGTTTGATGCGACGAATTTTCTGTTGTAGCCAGCACCCCTGTTTTTAGCAGGCATATTTCTAACCTTCCAGTCTAGGTAACGAACAAGGTAGATTACCACGTTTTCAACCATATTTGCCCCACGGAGTTTATTTTCCCAGCGGTAGCATTTTGATCTTTGTGTGTCTTTCATTTCTTTCTCCTTTCTTAACAACCAGTTCATTATAGTTCTAAATGCGTTTTAAAGTAAAGGACTTAATACCTTAAATTGCGCACGTAAGATGTCCATGTGCATTGGGCATAAAAAAATGCCCCTTTTTCAAGGGGCATTTCTTAATGGGTTGGGGGATTATGAAAGGAGTAATAACAAGCATCCCCAACTGACCATTAAACAAAGAACAAACAAGAACATCGAAACCACTTTAAGAAAGAAGTTATGATTAGGCAATGTTAAGAAAGCAGACCATGTACCAATCGCTCCGAGGACACTCATGAAGAGTATCAAAACATATAGACTATTCATTATCGAAACCTCCTTTGCAATTTAATGCCTTCTTCTAGTTCGTCTAGATATTCCATAGCAACTTCGACGTATGCCCAGCGAATGATGTTGTTAAACAATTCACCCTTGTCTTCTTCTTTCCGACCAAACAGTTCCTTGTGCACGGAATGCTCTTTCCAATAGTCACATTCTTTCCTTAATTCATTGCCATAAATCAAGGCTAGATCAACCAAAGGAAGATCCTCTATGCGATCGTCGATTTCACTGCGAATTTCCCAAGGTACTTCGTCCCATTCTTCGTAATGAACCCCAAGATCCACGATCCCAGCATCGTTGTCGTTGTAGGCGACACCATGGTATGCTTGTCTTTCGTATTTGTCCTTGAGCCATTGTACGAAACCTTTCTCTATGATGGATTTATTTAAATCAGTCATGATGTCACCTCTACTTCTTTGGAAAGGTACATCCCACCGTCTTCATTGATTTTTATAGACCTGTTTTGATCGGCTAATTTCATGGTGCCGACACACATGCAAGCATATGTACCACCACGATCAGTTTCTATCGTTCCATAACCACTGCACGACTCGCAGGAAGCATCCCAATACAGAGTGGGGCTATGCTTATTATCGTAGTGTGTAATGTCATATGGGTTTTCGTTCACACCTTCAGGATAGTGAAGAGCAAAACCATCGATGTCGTGTGTTTTCGCACCAAGATCATATGTTTCGTCGGCGAGTGCTTCTGAAACCAGACCATCGATTTGCAGTTCATGATGATAGGACAGCAAAAAATTTCCTTTTTCAGCATCAATAGCACCTTCACCGCTGTATGTGAAAATAGTTCGCTCACCTTCACGTGTGTATGTGAAGCTGTCAAAAAACAGAGCATTGTCACACCAGATTTGAAAACGCCATTCGGCAACAGAAGTGATCCTGTTGTTTGAGTCCAGTTTGTTGATGTAGTCAACAAATTTAATTACAAACCCATACTCGTACTGGACAACATACGTTGGGTATTCTTTATCATTCATAATAATTCTCCTTATATAAACATGAATAAGATAAACAAGAAGCCGACTGCGTAAACACACAGCCGACCGATGAAACGGATTAAAGTGTATTCAAACACTTTCACCCCATGGAAGATTATAGTGAGAAGCACAGGTTTCCCCATATCCCACTTCTAAACTTCTTTCGTCTGATAACTGACGAACACAGAAACAACAATTACCAGTTAAGCGACCATATTTCGTAGCAACTTCTTCTGGGTTGTCTGCTAATTCATTGAGCAAGGTCAGTATTTCGTCCTTGCGATCAATGCCGTCTTTCAGTAAGTGAATGTCACCTTCTTTAGTGATGCGACCAAAATACATGCCGTCACCATAAGTTCCATTCGCCATAGAAAGTTGACCTTCATATTTAGAAAGACTGCCAAGACGACTAATCTTAATATCCGTGCCGTCTGGTAATTTAAGCCAGATTTTAGGATATTTCAAAGCAGTGTTTCTGTTGAATACCTCGTAGACTCCAACAATGTTTGGTAAAGTACCAACGCTCGGAGTTTTTGAGTTTTTCCCACGAGCCTCGTCAATCATTGTACATAAACAATTAAGTTGTTTTTCTGACAATGTTCTGCCTGAGTCGTGTTGGTCGATAAAACTATCGGCGATCCCTTTTGCTATCCAGTAGGATCGGATTTTTTTACGAAGGGGACTGTCGTATCTAACTTCGTCAATCAACAGTGCTTGTCTTTCTTTTTGAAGATAATTAGCACCGCCTTTGATGTAGCTGATCGCTCCTTCTAGTGTGTGACCATTTTCCTCGTAGTTGCGAAATTCTTCTACAAGTTTATGCCGAGTCGACATACGACGACGTGCGAGTTCTGCATTTTTCAAGTACCTTGAAATATGAAACTCTAAGTCGTGACTTACTGGTTGATTTAATTCTAACTGTTGCATAACTTTCTCCTTTCTTTATAATTTAACAACACAGTCATTATAGGCTAAAAGCAAATGTAAAGTAAAGGAGTACATCCCTATTCAAACATGCATGTGGAGGTATTTTTGGGTATACTAAGCCCTTTGCCCTCTTAAGAAAACGCTCCACAGACGATCTGGAGTGGGTAAAATGCACTTAAATAACTAAAAAAGACCCCTTTATTTAAAAAGGGGTCTTTTATTGGCCCAGAAGACTTATGCGCTTATTGTTGCGTGTCCAGGCTGAAGTTTTTAGCATACTCCTCCGCAGTATGGTTAATGCTGAGTCCAGTGAAATCGCTAGTCACAATCTCAATGAAGTTTTCAGCGTCCTCTATTAAAGCCTCAAAGCATTGCTCATCTGAATAGCTGATGTCATCAGCGATTCGGTCGTAGTTAGCTTTGGTATAGTTGGCGAACAGTTCCGCTGTATACGGGTCTATGTAGGTTTTGACTACAGTGATATTTACTTGTGTCATAATTGACTCCTTATAATTGTGTTGGCTTAATTACCAACAGACGAATCATACTAAAAAGCACACATAAGTAAAGGACTATAAAAAAATCCCCCAAGCTGTGAAACTTGGGGGACTTCTGTAGGCAGAACTAATTATGCTACATTCGCATATTCGGTTGCTTTTTGAAGAGCCTTATTTTTCAAGTTTGCTCTCCAGCCAAACCAAGCATTATTCAATGCTGACTCACGATCGCGACCCCATTTGTGGTCGGTCACAAAAGTCACCGCATTGTATGCTCCCCACCAAGTGCCCTTGGCAGATTTTAGATTGGCTCCCGCACCTTGCTCGAGTGCCTGATAAACGAGAGAAGGAACTTTCTTAAACTCGTCTTTTATTTCAAGACTAGTTATAATCTTAGAAACATTTTTAGAGTTCTCGATAATTTCCTCTTGTTTAACTAACTCTGGCTGAAACAACTCGGCGATGTATCTTACGACATCATCTTCCTTATATTGTTTACTCGCCAAGAATTTAGACCGCTCCTCGTATTCAGCCAACTTATCGTTTGCCAATCCGAGTGCCTCCTCTGCAGAGCGAATGATCTCTGAATCAAAAGCCTTCACATGTGGCATTTTAAATACCCCACTATTAGAACCTCTGGTCAGAGCCATCGTCAATGTGTTGTTACAAACAACACGAATCGGAGTGAAGCGAATCTCATTGGCTCGACCCCACTCATGGGAGACGGCAACGAGCATGTACCCTTCGACTCGATCTTTTCCAGCAACAGTGAATCCTTCCTGCATTTTAGCCAGTCCCCATATTTGGCGACCTTGACGCAAGGATCCTGCTGTTTCCATTTTGATTTTTCCTGCACTGGCGAATTTATCGAAAAACTCGAATGCCTCGCTGTTTTGTGTAGGGATGAATTTCGGTCCCACTGGACCAAGGGGTTTGTTATCGCTATCTCTAACGAGCACCGCATGACTGGGGACTTGGATTTTAGCATCCTTCCCAGATTTGTTAGTGGTGTACATTGCCCTTTTGCTTACAGTCCAATCGAGTTTTGCCTTTTTAAGCATCTCTGCTGGTGTTAGGTCGTCTTCGACCTGCACTCCCAACCCATGCCAAGGAACTTCTCCTGCGTAAGCCATTGTTTCTACTTGATGTGCCATAATTATCCTCCTTATATATAGAATTATTAATAGCATTGATCATTATATGCATGTGGGAATAAAAGTAAAGGACTTTTATTCCTTTTCAATCTTTCCTTGAACCACATGAACATCGTGAACAGAGTTACCAAGGTCTGTTTGTTTTGGATGTCGCCATTTTACACGAGAAAGTATTTCATCTCGAGTCAAAGGTACATCGGATTCGACCTTGAATGTTTCAATTGTAGGTGTAACCAACTCAATTTTGTAAATGTTTGTTGGTAAGTCTTCGGATGTAAATTCGATTCCTTCGCCTATCGCCCAGTCTTTAAGTTTTCCCATCATCGTTCCTCAGTTTATTATATGCCAATTAGCATGGCACAGGACTGCTTGTTCATATTCCTCACGAATATCGGTCTTTTCGAAAAGCATCATAGCATAGTCAACAGCCCAACTATCCACAAACCCTTTTCCTCCGATATTCCAAGTGATTTTTTTACAATCGTCATTGAAGTCTCTTGCATAACGCCAGTCATACAAACAGAACTGACCATACTCGTATTCCCCAGTTATTG